CTCAGGTGGTATCACATCGTCCGGCGCTCATACTCACACCTTCAAAACGCAGGCTGACTATGCTGCAAAAGGCACTAAGAAAGGTATCTATTCGGACAGTGATGGAACATGGTCGGGAACGTCGGTTATGACATCAACTGGTGCTCATACCCATAACCTTCCTGCTCATGAGCACACCAGTGTCGGCGGTGGTCAGGCGCATGAGAACAGGCCGCCATACATCGGTATCAACTTTATCATTTGTACAGGAAAACTATATTATTAGGAGGTTATCACCGTGAACTGCATAATTGCTTTACTCGCAGGAGTCTGTCTCGGCATTCCGCTGGGCTGGGCTCTTTTATTTTGCCTTGTTACAAAAGACATCTGGCCGAAAGAGCCAAAGTCTAAAGATGAGTGGAAAGTCATGTAAAGGAGGAATTTGCTATGAAGGAATTTTGGTTGATGATTCAGGCCGTGTTCACAGGACTCGGTGGATGGATCGGTTACTACTTGGGAGGATGTGATGGTCTATTGTATGCACTTATCCCTTTCGTTATAGTCGATTACCTGACTGGCGTCATGTGTGCAATAGCCGACAAGAAGCTGTCAAGCAATGTGGGATTCAAGGGCATCTGCAGAAAGGTGCTCATTTTTTTACTCGTCGGCATTGCCAACATCATCGATGTTCAGGTGATTGGGCAGGTCGGAATCCTGCGCACAGCCGTTATCTTCTTTTATCTCTCCAATGAAGGTGTGAGCCTTCTGGAGAACGCCGGTCATCTCGGGCTGCCGATCCCGGAGCAGCTTAAGACTGTTCTGGAGCAGCTCCATGACCGTGCCGGAAAGGATGGTGAGCAGTAATGGGATATACAAACAGCAAGCTGGTCGTATACAAGAAGCTCTCTCCGAATCACTCCGGAAAGAGAACTCATGCCATCGACCGCATTACACCCCACTGTGTCGTTGGCCAGTGTACCGCAGAAGGCCTCGGAAGCTGGTTTGCAAAGACGTCAACACAGGCCTCCAGCAATTACGGCATCGATAAGGATGGCCGTGTCGGGCTTTACGTTGAGGAGAAGAACCGTTCATGGTGCTCCTCCTCTAATGCCAATGACCAGAGAGCCGTAACGATCGAGTGTGCTTCCGATACCAAGGAACCGTACACGATGAACAGCAAAGTCTATGCGACGCTGGTCAAGCTCTGTGTGGATATCTGCAAGAGGAATGGAAAAAAGAAGCTGCTCTGGATCAGCAACAAGAGCAAGGCACTGAACTATGTGCCGAAGTCTGATGAAATGATCCTGACGGTACACCGCTGGTTTGCCAACAAGTCCTGCCCGGGCAACTGGCTCTACAGCAGGCTCGACAAACTGGCCACGGAGGTTACAAAGCAGCTCAGCAGTTCCACTGCTTCAGGCCTGAAGGCATCCAGTCTTAAGGATCTGTCTGATGCTGATGTGATCAAGAAGGTCGGCGCTCTATTTACCGCCGATCAAAAGAAGTCTGGCATCCTTGCCTCCGTCTCCCTCGCACAGTTTATTCTGGAGTCCGGCTACGGTAAATCCGAGCTGGCACAGAAAGCCAATAACTGCTTTGGTATGAAGAAATCCTTGTCCGGCAACACATGGTCTGGCTCCGTGTGGGATGGCAAGTCCATCTACACCAAGAAGACAAAGGAACAGAACAAAGACGGCAGCTACACCACCATCACTGCCGACTTCAGGAAGTATCCTTCTGTTGAGGATTCCATTGCGGATCACTCTGCATACCTGCTCGGTGCCAAGAATGGCAGCAAGAAAAGGTATGCCGGTCTGAAGGGCTGCAAGGATTACGAGAAGGCGGCAAAGATCATCAAGGCCGGTGGTTATGCGACCAGCCTCACCTATGTCGATAAGCTCTGCAGCATCATCGAAAAATGGAAGCTGACGCAGTACGATATAAAGTCCAGTTCTTCTTCCAAGAAGTCCATCGACACCCTTGCCAAGGAAGTGATCGCTGGCAAATGGGGTAACGGTGAGGAACGGAAGCAGAAGCTCACCGCTGCTGGATATGATTACAACGCCGTTCAGAAAAGAGTCAATGAAATGCTGTCATAATTCTTTCTCGCCGCTTGTGGGCTCTGCGCCTGCAGGCGGCTCTTTTTTTTTCGTCAAATCACCCTCCTTACCTCCAGTGGATAGTGAAGAACTTTCAGAAGCACCCCATCAAAGTGGCCTCTGAATGTCCGTACTACGAAGGAGGTGTCCTCATGACAGATACATTAAGCCCGGAAGTCAAGTCTGCCCTCTCCGGCATAACAACAGATCACTTTTTCACCCCGGAGCAATTCCAGAAAGATATCGACTACTACCGTGCCCAGATCATCACAAAAGCCCTGCTTGATGCAGAGCTGATCAGTTTGGAAGAATACCACAAATTGAGCGAATTGAACGCGAAATCTTTCTCTCCGTTTCTCGTGGATATATTTCCTAATACCGTTGATAATACTGCGGTTCAGAGGTAATATACGACACTACCGAAGGGAGGTGAAACAGTGAAAAAGGTCACGAAGATCAAGGCAAAACAGGCTCCTACAGCGGAAAATGCTAAGCTCCGTGTTGCTGCCTACTGCCGCGTATCCACTGATTCCGATGCGCAGCTTGAAAGTCTGGAAGCCCAGAAACAGCATTACGAAAGCTACATCGCCTGTCGGGATGACTGGACATTTGCAGGGCTCTACTACGACGAAGGTATCACCGGCACCAAGAAAGACAAACGACCTGAACTGATGCGGATGATCCGGGACTGCGAGACTGGCAAGATCGACTATGTCATTACCAAGTCCATCAGCCGCTTTTCCCGGAATACAACCGATTGTCTGGAGATGGTCAGAAAGCTCCTCGACCTGAATATCCCGATCTACTTCGAAAAGGAAAACCTGAACACCGGCTCAATGGAAAGCGAGCTTTTCCTTGCGATCTTAAGCAGCATGGCCGAGGGCGAGTCTGTATCCATCTCGGAGAACAGCAAGTGGTCGATACAGAAGCGCTTCAAGAACGGAACCTTCAAGATCAGCTACCCACCCTACGGCTATGATTGGGACGGCGATCAGATGGTTGTGATTCCAGAACAGGCCGAAAACGTCCGCTGGATTTTTGATCAGGTGCTGGCAGGTCGTGGCACGCAGGACATTGCCAAAGACCTGAACGCCAAAGGAATCTGTACTAAAAAGGGAAATCGCTGGACGGCGAACACGATACGCACACTGATCGTCAATGAGAAATACACCGGCGATGTGATATTCCAGAAAACTTATACGGACTCGCAGTTCAACCGGCACGTGAACAACGGTGAAAAAGATCAATACGCTCTGGCTGATCATCATGAAGCCATCGTAAGCCGAGAGGTTTTCGCAGCAGCCGGTGAAGTGCTCCGTCAACACAGCAAAGAAAAAGGCATCGTCAAAGGGAGTGGCAAATACCTGAACCGGTACTGCTTCTCCGGTAAGATCATCTGCGGTGAATGCGGCGACGTCTTCAAGCGCCGGACGCATTACTGCAGCGAATACAAATACATCGTCTGGGCTTGCAGCACGCATCTCGACGACAAGAGCAAATGCTCCATGAAGTTCATCCGGGACGATGCACTAAAGGCTGCCTTTGTGACGATGATCAACAAGCTGATCTTCGCGAGGAAGCTGATCCTGAAGCCATATGTGCAAGCGCTGCACAAGGGAAACAACGACGACTCCCTCCATAGGATTCAGGAGCTGCAAACCCTGCTCATGGAAAACAGCCAGCAGAAAGAACGTCTGACCGGATTCATGGCGCAAGGCTATATTGACCAGATTCTCTATAACGAGGAGATGAACACCCTGCTCGCACAGGCTGACAGATACAACACGGAAATCGAAATGCTGAGCAAAAGCGTCAAAGGCGACGCCTGCCAAATTCAGGCCGCAACTATCCTGCTCCGCTTTACGGAGAAAAGCTCCATGCTCGACTCCTTCGATGATGAATTATTCGAAGAGACCGTTAGCTGCGTCCGGGTGCTCTCAAGGGAAAAGATCGCCTTTGAACTGAAATGCGGACTCACGCTAACAGAAAGGATGTGAAGAAATGGGACATACCCCTTATGGTTACCGGATCGTAAACGGGAACGCAGTCATCGACAATGATGCTGCAGACAGGCTCCGGAACCTTTACAAAAACTACCTCGCAGGCATGGGGCTCATGTCGGCTGCGGCAGAGGTCGGAATCGACGCTTATCACGGCAGTGTAAAGCGGCTCCTGAGTAATAAGCACTATCTCGGCGATGCCTTCTACCCTGCCATCATCGGTGAAAGCACCTTTACAAGGGCTCAGGAAGAAATCACGAGGCGTGCGGAAGCCCTCGGCAGGAATGGCCGGAAGACAAAGCCACGGGAGGTAAAGCCGTTCAGACGATTCAAGCTTGGTGAGCTCACTGAGCACTTTGACAGCCCGGTGCAGCAGGCAGAATATATTTACAGCCAGATTGAAAGTGAGGTAAGCTGATGGCAAACGTTACCTTCATACCAGCCAAACGGCAGGTCGGAAACAATATCAAAAAAGCTGAGAAGCCAAAGCTCCGAGTCGCGGCGTACTGTAGAGTCAGTACTGACAGCGATGAGCAGGCCACCAGCTATGATGCGCAGATTGAACACTACACAGAATACATTTCCAAGAATCCAGACTGGGTGCTGGCTGGCATCTTCGCCGATGATGGTATCACCGGCACCAACACTAAGAAGCGTGACGAGTTTAACCGCATGATCGACGAATGCCATGCCGGAAACATCGATATGATCATCACCAAGTCGATCAGCCGATTTGCGCGTAACACCTTGGACTGCCTGAAATACATCCGGGAGCTAAAAGATAAGAATATCCCGGTCTTCTTCGAAAAGGAGTCCATCAACACAATGGATTCCAAAGGTGAGGTGCTGCTTACCATCATGGCCTCCCTCGCCCAGCAGGAATCCCAGAGCCTCTCGCAAAACGTGAAAATGGGAATCCAGTATCGCTATCAGCAAGGCAAGGTACAGGTCAACCACAACCGCTTCCTCGGTTACACCAAGGACTCCGACGGCAATCTTATCATTGAGCCAAAGCAGGCCGAAATCGTCAAACGTATCTACCGAGAATATCTCGAAGGCAAAAGCATGGATAAGATCGCTGCCGGTCTGGAGGCTGACGGGATTCTCACCGGCGCAGGTAAAGAACGATGGCACCCAAGCACCATAAAGAAGATCCTGACAAACGAGAAGTACATCGGTGATGCTCTGCTTCAGAAGACCTATACCACCGACTTCCTGACGAAGAAGCGGATCAAGAACAACGGCACCATGCCACAGTACTACGTGGAAGGCGACCACGAAGCAATCATACCGAAAGACATCTTCCTGCTGGTGCAGGAGGAGCTGGCCAGAAGACGCAGAGTGCACACCACCGAGAATGGCAAGCGCCGCTGCTACTCCTGCAAGCACTGTTTCGCACAGATCGTATTCTGCGGTGAGTGCGGCGAGTATTACCGGCGCGTCCACTGGAACAACCGTGGCTGCAGGTCAATCGTCTGGCGGTGCTGCTCACGGCTTGAGAACACAGGCCACGCCTGCCGCAGCCGGACAGTGAATGAAACGATTCTGGAGCAGGTAGTTGTTGACGCCATCAATCAGGTGCTCTGCCAGAAGAACGACTTCCTGAAAACCCTGCAGGCCAATATTAAAACTACTATCACTGATCGCGACTCCCTCTCCCCGGAGGTCATCGATACCCGGCTCCGTGATCTTCAGAAAGAGCTTCTCAAGAAAGCAAACCAGAGCTCAGACTACGACGCCATCGCAGATGAGATTCTCCGACTCCGGGATATGCGCAAACAGTCCGAAGTCGACAGTGTCCTCCGAGATGACCAGATGAAACGGATCAAAGACCTGCAGGACTTCATCAAAAAGCAGGTCACCGACATCACAGAGTTTGATGAAGCGCTTGTATCAAGGCACATCGCCAAGATCACTGTCTTCGAGGATCACTTCACAGTAGACTTCAAGTCCGGGATCACAATCGATATCGAAGCATAATAAAAGACTTCCTGCTATA